TATCAATCGTATTTTCAGATGCTTCAATGTATGTTGAACCTGAAGCTAAATCAGAAACAAATGTTGATGGATTGATTTGAAGCTCTCCATTAGAAACTGTAAAGTCTCCAGAAACAGATTGAATATATTGACCACTAGATGTGATGTAGCCTTGACCAGTTACAAAACCTTGTGTAGCAACTTCATTACCAGCGGTGGCAGAAGTAACATATACAGCAGCATCAGCATTAAGTATAATATTTCCAGAATTAGATACAAGGTCCAAATCATTTGTAATAGCAATAACCTGGAAATTATTTGTTCCTGAATCTATAACAATTTCGCCTTCATTAGAAACAGTAATGTTATCATTAAAGTATAATGGGCCTTGAATTGTCTTATTAGAAAGAGTTTCTGTTCCCGTCTCAGTTACATAACCTGAAAGAGAAGGAATATCTGATGTATGAGCATATCCATCATTTGTAAGTTGTGTTTCAAGAGCAGAAAGATTTACATCAATTGTGCTTCCAGAAGCTTCAATATAAGTTGATCCGCTTGCAAGATCCGAAACAAATGTTGTTGGATTTATCTGAAGTTCTCCACCACTTACTGTGAAGTCACCCGAAACAGATGTAATGTAATTTGCTGGAAGATCTGATGATGTGTAGAATCCATCAGCAACAAGTTGTGATTCGAGTGATGAGAGATTAATATTAAGTTGTACACCAGAATTTGTAATGAAGTTAGAACCAGATGCTAAATCATTAGCTAAACCTGCTTCATCAAGAGAAAGGATTCCATTTCCATCAACAGAAAGATTTCCGCTAACAGACTTAACATATTGTACGCCAACTGGTTCCCAGTTTCCTGTTCCAGTTCCTGTTGAAAAGTAAAAAATACCATCATTGGTGTTGTAGTAAAGTTGACCTGCCGACAAAGCACTTGGAGCAGAGGCGGAAGGTTGAATTGCAGCGTTGAGTAGCTGATTTCCTGCTAGATTAATATTTGTTAAAAACTTTTTTGCCATGTGTTGTTCACACCCCTTATTTTATTTTTTTTTGACTTACGACAAGTATGCATATCCTGAAACATTAACTGGAATTCCCGCTTGAATAAACGACAAAACTAGCTGATTTTCCGATATGTATTCTATATCACATTCTATATTATTTTCGCTATAATCCATAACCGATACTGCTGGGTTAAAGCCCAAATTATGTGTTATAGTCCATACGCTTCCTGCTGATTGTTTTTCATATGTAAATGAAAATTTGGTTACTGGCAATATTTCTACGCCAGAACCCCAAACATTGTTTTGCTTAACATAAAGAACTAGACTACTTGTATCTAGATATGTATCTGCTGTATTACCAAGAGAGTTACTCGGAACTCCCGACCCTGCAAAAAAAGAACTTCCAGAAAATGCTGTGTATTGATTCAAAGACCAGCCAGATACATCTTTTGGCCCATAGAGCCTTTTATTTGTGGTGTCTATGTATAAGTCCCCAACTTTACCTACTGAGTTTTCTGGTTCTCCTGCACCAGTTAAAATCATTGCACCCTGATCACCCTTTGGACCAGCAAGTCCTGGTGCTCTTACAACGATCTTGTCTTTTTCTAAAACTGTTACAATTTTGTCAACTTGAGTAGATACACTTGTCATTACTCTATTACTCCCGCATCAACCTTGAACCAACCTTGGATTACAATATCTTCTATATCCACAACCTTGACTTCGTAGGCTGAGTTCGGGTAGTTGAAGTTTTTTGTTTTGGTTCCATCAAAAGTCAGAATAAAGCGATTATGATTTCCATCGTTAACCATTTCTATACCATCACCATTTGTAGATGTAGCACATAAAATTTTACCGCCTGGCTTGTCTCTTACTTCTGCCAATATGGTGTAATTAGAAATATTGATTGGATTATTTTGATTATCTGTATACGCAATATCTAGGGACCATGTTTGCCCCTGAGTTACTTCAAAATTTATTGAATTAGACATAACACCCCCAGAATTATATTTAAATTATAACACTTATATGCCACAAATCATAGAAAAGTGATGATATACTTAATTTATGAAAAAAGTAACTTTAATAGGTGATTGTCATACAGCCCGAATACTAGAGCATTGGAATCCAGAAACCTGTCCCGTTGCTTTTCAAGCATGGGGTAAAGGTGGAACTAGTGCTTGGCATTCAGATCCAAAAATTTTGGCGGAAAGAATGGAAAAAAGCTCTGCTACAGAAACCCAACCAATATATGTACCCTTTAGAGAATCTTTGTTTTTAAGGTTTAATGAAATAAAAGATCAAGATTTAATTATTGTCTGGATAGGTTATGTTGACGCAAGACAATATCTGCCAAAATATGATAATGCTGATGAAATTATCAAAAGATGCATGGAAAGATTTTTGGAATATTTTAAAAACACAGAAATTAGATTTATGGAGCCATTACCTCAATTTCTTGATATGCTTATGAAAGAAAAAGGTCTTCACGAAGAATACCCTTTTGAACAAAGATTAGAGCAAAATAACAAGGTTATTGCAGCTATCAAAAAATACTCAAAAGATTTTAAACTTCAAGACCCTATAACTCAAGAACAAATTTTTAAAGCAGTAGGATTAACTCAAGATCAACTGACTGCAGATAAAACACCTCAAATTGGTCCTCATCCAGTTGATACATTTCAACAAAAGTATATGTCTAAAATATACGATTTGATTATAGAAGAAGCAGCAAAATAAAAACCCCCGCCACGTATTCGCCGTAGAAACAGGGGTTCTTAAATTAAATTATATCAGTTCTTACCGATATCTACAATCTCACATTCTCCTGATACACAAGCTAATGCTTGAGTTCCAGTTGTTGAGTCTTCCAACTCATACAAAGACAATGCAGACCAGTTAATTTCTTTTGGCATCTTAGCAAGCATTTCTTCATATGCTTCCTTATCAACCTCTTGATATGGAGCTTGAACATATGTATGCTCTGAGTATGGCAGGAATGAAATTCCAGAAACCTCATCAAAATGCTTGTAAACCCATGCTCCAACTTCCATCCACTCATCTTCCTTTACAGAAACAGTAATAGATGGTTTGTGCTCACACCAATATCTTTGATATGTCAGCCAAACTTCAAGTTGCTGAATTGCTGTCAACTTATCTCTAGTAATAGCATGCTTTGGTGCTTTTACTGGAAATGAAAATACAGTTGTATCATGTGGCTTCATTACATCATCTTCTGCAGGAATACCTGAATCCTTAAGGAACTGAGTGATAGGATCTTTCTTATCACCACGAACTGTACGAATATAGTAATCTGAATGCCATGCATGCATTCCTGAAGACACCCCGACCAATTGGGACACTGTGCCCGAAGGCTTAACGCAAGTTACTGCTGCTGAGGCGGGAATCCCAATTTTCTCTGCCTCTACAATATTAACATCTACTGCCCATTGACGAAGATTAGAAAGAATATCTGCTAGCTTATCTAATCCTTCTTGACCAGAAAAGAACTTATGCCCAAATTGTCCTGTAAGAGAAACTCCAAGTAGACGTTCTTCTTCAGTATTATCTTTCCAAATCTTACGAATATACTTAAAATCTGTAAGTGTTGATTGCCATGTTCCTAGAATGGATGCAAGACGGACTTTATTTGTAACATCTTCCACTGTATCTTTTTCACGAAGTACGACTTCTGAAAGGTTACAAAACTGATAAGGACGTAGGATAATTTCTGAACAAGGGTTAGTTCCATAGTGAATATCGGCACTACGTCTTCCAAACTTTGCTGCTTGTGCTTGGGCTGCTGCCACATTGTAGATACCTCTTTCGCCCGACTTCGAATCATATAAAGACTTCCATTCTGCAATAAATTGTGCCATATCTGGCTTACGTGAATATGCGACAGAGTTATTTGCTAGTGCACGTTGTGAATTTGATTCCCACCAATTACCAGCTTTTGCTTGTGCCATTTCAATATCATTAATATTTGAAAGTGAAATCATTGCTGAACGACGAACACCACCAACAACTACAACTTCACCAATCTTACACATAATATCGTGACATTCAATTGGCTTTAGTTGACGACCAAGTGCTCCCTTGAATACTTGAATTGTAAAATCAAAAAGATTAATCAATGGTTGAGGACCTGATGATCTTCCGCCCATTGTCTTAAGACGAGCACCAGAAGGACGAACCTTGCTTACATCAATTTGTGGAATCTGTCCAGCCCACAATAGTCCTAGTAGTTCACGATAAGCTTTAGCCCATCCCTCCTTAGAGTCTCCGACAATAACTACTGTAGAAGACTTCTCAAGGGTTTCTGGAAGGGCGGGAAGTTTGTTGATGTACTTATACTCAACAGAGAATCCAACACCAGTGCCACACATTAGAATATACATTGCTTCATCAAATGAACGAGCATTATCTACTGGAAGAAATGAACAGTTGTATCCAGCAACATTTTCTCTTTCAAGTGCAGGTCCTGCTGTCATAACAGAACGCATTGATGGCATAACATTGCGATTAAATACTGCATCACGCAACTCTTCAACAAGCTTTGGATCTGGCTTGTAGTTATGCTTTGTTTCAAGTTGATTAACCATAAAGTTAAAGTAACGATCTACTGTTTCACCCCATGTCTCACGGCGATTTTCATCTTCAAGCCATCTTGCATATCGAGACAACGCAATAAAATTTTCATATGGGTTTTCAATAGTATTAGACATTACTTCTCCTAGTTTTTTAGATTGAGTCTTAAGTGTACCATATCGGTTCTTTTAAAATCAAAATTTAAAGATTTTTATATATTTCTTTTAGCCTTTGAACAACTGGCTTTGTAACTTCCAGCCAATCGTATTCTTGATGAATTTCAAAAGCTTTTCTAAATGTGGTTTGCGTCACATCTTTATAATTATTTACGCAATTAACCATTTGCTCTTTTAAACTTTTTTTGCTTGGCTTATACATAAATCCAGGATGAATTTTTTGCCAAGGGTTTGTTGATAATTCTGTTTCAATTACAAATGGAATATACTTTTTGTAATCCGCCCAATCTGTTGTACTTATAACTGGCATTCCAGTTGCTAGTGCTTCTAAAGGTTGAAATCCAAAACCTTCCCCCCATGATGGATAAACAAATACATCTGAAAGGTTATATAGATCAAGCATTTGCTCGTTTGTAAAAAATGTGTCAATGCAAATTATGTTTTTGTAAAGTGAGGACGGGGAAGACCAATAGCCCCACCTATCTTTTACTTTAACAGTATTCATTCTTGCTGCTTTCATAATAAGCCTATAATTTGGATCATCACCAAATAGCTCTATAAAAGCCTCTGTAAGCATTTGAGCATCTTTTCTAGCAAATGGTTCACCTATATGTAAAAATGTAAAAGGTTCATGTGCAGATGTTCTTTTCTTTGGAACAAACCTTTCGTCAATTCCGTGTTTATAATAAAATACGGGCTTATCTGGAAAATGATGTTTAAAAATATTTGCTACCCAAGGAGAAGTTCCCCAGATTTCATCTGCTTGTTCAAAATTTTTAATTTGTTCTTCTGTTAATCCAGTAGACTCCCAAGCAGAGTAAGCAATTTTGTAAGCATTTTTATTTTTAAATTTATGGTTCCATGGATCAGACCAAGAAATCTCAATATCTGGATTAGGTATTTCAAATCCACAATTTATACCAAGTTTGATAAAAGATCTGTATATCATTTCTGCTGCTTGACCATATCCTGCATTTTTAGTCATGTAACGCATTGCATCACCAGTAAATGAAATTCTCATACCAAAATTACGCTCCCACTTGTTTTTCCTAGTATATCATGATACGATTATGTTTACTACTCTTTACCCCAGGAGGTTCAAAATGAACAATGAGAACATAGCAAGGATAAGAACAGCATGGACAATGGTAGGTGTGATGATTCTCACATTATTTTTTGGTGCGAATTCTGAAGTTCACGCATTACCAGCGATTAAAATCGTGTATAATAAAAATATATTATATATTAATAAATTTATTAACTTAGTTAATATTAAAGATATTATTAATATAGATTATAATAATAAAAAGAATAACAGTAATGAAATTTTCATAGTTGATGATCTTGCTACTGGAAAAACTTTTACACTACCCGCTTATAGCATAAAGCTAAATTTAAAATCAAGAGTAGCAAAGCAGGTTATAATATCAAGACTGGCTAACGGAATTAAATCTCAGGAAACTGGGGGCGTTGGCGAATATTTGAGAGCGTCTTACTCAAGCAGTGCATGTGGTGCTTATCAGTACATGCCAGAATCATGGGGGAACTTTATGGGTTACAAAAATGCCTGTGATGCTCCTTCATGGGTGCAAGATCTTCGTATGACGGATGAACTAGAATCATCCTATGCGAAGTACCATAGCTGGCCTATGGCTGTCGCTGCACACCTATATCCATCGAGAGCAGGTAACATGAAAACTTGGAACCTTAGAGTTCCAGGCAACCCTACTCTCTATGAGTATGTGGCATCTGTATTTCAGAAAGCGAACATAGCATTTTGAAAATTCAGGTTTTTTCACAATACTACAATTTGGCAAGGGCAGGCAAAGTACAACCTTTGTACTGCCCAAACCATAAGATTGATTATTCATTTAGAGATGTTAACTACTGGCTAGTTCACAAGCTTATAGACGATAATATCGTGCTATACTGTACAGCATGTGGGTATGAGCAGAAAGCTGGCATCCAACTATACGAGAATCTTTTGAAGGGGATATCAAATGCCTAATATTGGCGATTACTTTGTTGTTAGAACAAATGGTTGGGCTGGATGGCTAATAAGAATCGGTACTGGCTCAAAATGGAACCATGCTGGTATTTATATTGGCGATGGCAAGATTGTTGAGGCTCGTCCAATTGGAGTCACAGTAAGTGAACTATCAAAATATGATGGAATGCCGATTATCTGGAATACAGAGGTTGATACTTCTTTGACAGAAGAGGAAAGAAACAGAATCAAGCATCGTGCTTTGGATTTTGTTAAGGATAGATACGGATTTTGGTCAATTATAAATATTGCACTTAAAATTCTTTTCCTTGGATGGTTTCCTAGCCTAAAAAGAGCGGAAGACGAGAATAGCGTCATTTGTTCACAACTTGTTGCTTGGACTTATTCTTCAGCAGCACACATAAAGTTATCAAAAAAGCCTCATGCCCTAGTTACACCTAAAGACTTGGCATATCGCATCACGGAAAAATGAGTCGGAAATAGGAAATATGGACCTTTTGCCTATTGTCAATGGAAGATCATGTGGAGATTGCACAAAATGCTGTGAAGGGCATTTAAGAGGCGATATTAAGCTATCTGATGGTCGTGAATCATGGATCGGACAAGAAGAAGATGGCAAATTACACCCATGTGGCTTTTTGAAGATAGGCGAAGGATGTGGGGCATATGCAGAACGCCCTACAATCCCTTGTAAGGTCTTTAAATGTGACTGGTTAACTAATCCCGATATGCCAGAATCATTCAAGCCAAGCAACTCTGGAGCTATTTTCTCTACTCGCACCGTAAATGGACAAACATATACAAAAATTATTGAGGCGGGACGGAAGTTGGACTCAGAAGTTTTGTCTTGGGCTATTCAATATTACATGTCAAGAGGAGAAAACTTTTCATGGCGGGTATTAGAGAACATTTTTTGGCTTGGAGATGAAGAATTTAACAACATGATGGATAAAGATTATCCACTTTTATCAGAAACACACGCAAATGGCGAAAATAATCACTGAACGAGCCTACATTGAGCCGTTTGGGGAGAATGAACAGGAAAATTTTGCTATTTTGATCCATATTAAATGTGACGATGATCACATATATGCTGGAAAAGTAGAATTAGATCGCAATATTCCATGGATACATCTCGATAACGCCGAAAATGGTGATTTACATATCAACAACTCGGCGGGAATGGAGAATGACAAATGGGATCATATAACAGAATATATATTAGGAGAAGCCAATGAATGAATTAGAGCCAATGTTAGCCAATATAAGAGAGCTATTAGGAGCTATATTTATCCAGGAGCAGAGAAATTATGATATGTTGATGATTATTGCAGATAAGTTAGGTGCTGATGCTAATAAACTATTATCTATGCATGAACTTGGAGAAGTTCTAGCTCCCGCCCCGTCCTTTAAATTCGATAATGAGAGTGATATAATAGATATATGATGGCACCAAGACACCAAGCTAAGAGTCAATTCAAATCCCCCCATTTTGGAGTACCTCATGATAATCCAAAAGCTAAAAGTGATCAATGGGAAAAGGCTATTGAAGACTTTTTTAAGAAGATTCTAAAGACTATTAAAATTTGGAAAAACTAAGTTACTCATCAGTAATATAGATCATGTGCTTTATCTATAGTGCCTTCAAAATCTATTTCTAAAAATTCTTGAGATCCAATTCTTTTATCATCCCAAAGTATATTGATGTTATTACTAGTAAAATATTGTTCCAGAGGATCTTTATTTACTTCCCCCGCCGAAATAATATAAAAATACTTAATACCCTGTATTTCAAATGGGTACATTATTATGTTTGCTTTATCTGGCTTTAATTCCTCTGGTATAGATACATCTCTTAACCAACCACATCTAAAAGATTTGCAAGGATGATCTGGTCTAATGTCATATATTGCACACCCGCCTTTTATTACATTTAAGCATGATTGTGACTCTGATGGAAATGGAACTCCAACATAACCTTCACAACATTTTGTACAAGTCCCGCAGCTTCTCGTCATATTTTAATTATATCTTATTGGATCCTATTCTCAGCATTTTCACAGTTTTAAATTTGACCAAAATGTGAATGGGTATTTATTTTGTATGATACATAAAAATTTTTAGAAATCGAAAAAATAATAGTCCGCCCGAAATGTCCGATTTGTTATGTTTTGTCCATCTAAATGTGGTCTAAGTCACAAAAAATCTTTTCAAAATGTCCAATTTGTACGCATTTCTAAGTTGAAAATGTCAGTGCTCTCGTGTATCCTTAAGGTATAACAAAATAAAGATAGAAAAAAAAGAAAGGACAATAAAATGTCACTAGTAGTAAAAAACGAAATCTGTTCAGTTCATACAGAATGCCAAAATGAGTTCTACTTAGAGTTCGCTAACTGCGAAACTTGCGGAATTGAAATCCTCGTAGACTATGAGTTTAATACAGGTGAACAAATCAAGTTCAACTGTCATAACTGCGGAGATGGAAATACTCTCCAAATGTAAAACTAAATAAATAAAAATCCTGTGAGCCTTAGAAATAAGCAAATAATCAGGTCAGCAAAAAAAAGAAAGTATCTTGAAAGGATAACTAAATGAATAAATATAAAGAAATCGAAACCGAAATTGCGGTTCGCTATGGTAAAGAGTTTATCTCTAATGATGTAGAGAGTGTAATAAATGCCTATAAAGTATTCGCTACTCTCTCTAATGATGAGAGAAACAAAATCTCAACCCGTCGTGCGGGTTTTGATATTTGGTAAAAAATAAAATAATATAATCCTATAAACAACTAAAGAAAGGTGACTAAAATGTCATACTCATTCGATAATAACAACTCAGACCGCTGGTCTGAATTAGCAGATGAATATCAATCTATGCTAGACGAATTAAACGAAACAGAATTAGAGTCTGTATTCGTGCCCGTTGATGAATTTGATGAATTGGAGATCTTGTAAAATGGAAAACGATATTTTTGGTTTTGCTAATGCGATTCAATTAGATCATCTAACAGATGAACAACTAGAACAAGTAAACGATATTTTTAAAGATTGGAAATAAAATAAAATGATGAGCCGTAAAGATTACACTCGTGTAGCAGATATCCTAAACGAAAATAAAAAAGTAATACACCCAGATGCGTTTCAAGATTTGGTAAGTGATTTCTCTGATTTCTTTTTTGAAGATAATCACAACTTCTCACCGAATAGATTTGAGATGGCGTGTTATGGTAACGATGAATTGCCTGATGTAAAATAAAAAAATGGGTGTGTTAATTTGACACACCCGCCATTTTTTGGGGCAGCCCCTGTCCAAAATGTCCGATTTGTCTTGTGATGTAAGTCATAATTGCCACGCTCCAAATAATGAGATTATGTCTTAAGTTACTAGACAGTAGCGATTTTTTGTGTTATACTTCCAGTATTGAAAAATTAAATAAAAAAAAATAAATAAAAAAGTTTTAGAAACTACGGCGTGTCGAGTTGATTTTCGCCCAATAGTATGCTAGAATTCCATTCATAACAATAAAGAAAGGTGGTCAAAATGACTACACTAAATAAAGTAAATGTAGGTAAAGTCCTACAAATTTCCGCCCGTTTGGAAAACCAAATTATCCACGATTGGAATAATGGCGGTTTCAAGTCTACTTATGGACTAAATGGCTTACAGCGTAAGCAACTTCTAGGATTATTCCTAAAAGGTAACGCTCCAAAGTGTGAATGTGTATGGTGTATTTAATGATTATTTTAACATATATCGTGCGAATCGCACTTGTGATTGGACTTATTCCTCTATCTATGGTAATGTATGCCATTGTAAAAGACTTAAAAGATTGGAATTACTAATGAATAAGAAGATTATTATTCTAGGATTAGCACTATCACTAATTCCCGCCGTTTCACAGGCTAAGGTTTATCACGCTCCAAAGACTAAGACGATTAGTCTAGCGAAATCTTATCGTTATTCATACACTTATCATCGCTCGACACACTTAAAATGTGCTTACATCGGTTGTCGCTCACAGACACAACCTTGACAAAGTTTCTGCCGTATGGTAGGATTAGACACTAACAACAACAAAAGAAAAGGACAAAAAAATGACAGACGAAGCAACAGGAAAGACTTACCAAATTGGCGACTTGTTCACAACACAACGCTCAAAGGTAACAGGTGTAATCAAGGAGATTGTGCCAACATCATCACCAAAGCGTACTCGTGTTAAGTTGTCGGTAGACGGAAAAGACCGTTGGACAACTTTCTCCGCTAAGTAAGTTTGACTAAATAGTCAAATGTCCTGAGCAAGACATAAAAAGGCTCAACACAACCCAACAACAAGAAAAGGAAATTAAATAAATGCTATACACTTTCACAATTTCGCAAGGCAAGCGTGAACTTATGTCAATCAACGACACAAATGCTGTAAAGGTTCACACATTGGTTACAACAGCAAATCGTAACGCAAAGTATAAAAAGGATTACCTTTCTTATTCTTATCGCCGAGCAAAGTAACTAATGATATAATGTTAAGGCGGGATTGCCGAATAATATCTCACACTCCCGCCTTACACTTAACAAAAGGATAGAAAATAAAATGACAAGAAAAGACTACATTGTAATCGCAGAAGTTTTGAGAAAATTTTCAACCTCTTTAGAAATTACAGAGTTTGAAGATTTGGTAAGCGAATTTTCTGAAGTAATGAAAAAAGATAATGATAGGTTTGACACAGAAAGATTTTCTCGTGCTTGCTGGGGGAGAAAATAAAATGATGACAAGAAAAGACTATGTAGCAACAGCAGAAATTATTAACTCATACGCAGACGAAATTAAATTGGCTGTGTTAGAGGATTTAGTTAATGATTTTATTGAAATGTTTGCTAACGATAATGAAAAGTTTGACTCAGATAGGTTTTGGGACGAATGTTTCAAGAATACAAATCACTAATGGAAAAAGTTAGACGAGTACAAGAGCTTCGGCGTAGTAATGCTGCTACGCCGTTGCGTAATAAAAAGAAATATAATAGGAAACAAAAACATAAAAATAAACTTGACAACTAGCATTTTTTGGGGCAGCCCCTGCCCGAAATGTCCGAATTGTCTGTCAAGCCGACACGCCGTCTTTACGGCGTGTTTTTTATCACACTTTTTAAGCGTCTCAAAATATGAGCATTACGGCGTGTCGTGTTGATAATGTCAGTGTGTTCTGCTATACTTACGGCATAACAAAAAGAAAGGGGCAAAAATGTCCACTATGGTAAAAAGTTTCTGCGACACTTGCGGAGCACAATGTTCAGATGTATCTATCTATGATCTGCCTTATATCCTAGAAACAACTTGCTGGGATTGTAATAAGAATGATAAACTATGGAGTGATTTTGTAAATTCCCACTTCAACAAAATGTCAGTGGTCAATGGTACAATATCTGTAACAACAAAGAAAGGT